TGCCAATATCTTTTGATATGGAGCATAGGCTAAAGGAACAATCATTTCTTTTTTAAGTACACCTGCATTATCGTGTCTTTGGATCTTTAACTGATTAAACAGTGTTCCAAATAACGCTACGTATTTTCTCGTAGTTGAATTATAAAAATAATTTGCGATTGCCATATTGTTAATCCTGTATAGAAATGTTTTCGCTGAATGGGTCCATTTCAGAGAAGTCTAATATATCATCTGCCTGATCTTCAAACGCAAGGTTATTTGCAAGTGGATCAACACCTTCAAGTGATGTAAGTGATGTGACGGTATCTTTTGATGTATCAATGTCTGCAAAGTAATTATCAATTTCATAATAGCCAGTATCGAATGTTTCACCAGAGTATTCAGCCAATTCACAACGCATATCGTATACTTGTAGTGCGCCAGTTTGATAGAATACGCTTTCGTGTTCAACGTGTTGGATCTTATACATTTTTTGATTAAGTGGCATCCAAATCATTTCGCCTTCAAGTGGACGTAATCGCGTATCTTGTTCGCGTGTAACGTATTGCTCAAAGGTACGTATAGCAACAGTGAATGTAATTGAGTCACGAATTTGTAAACCAAACTTAGATAGGAAGTCACCTTCGCCTTCAAAGCCATCAACGTTTTTAATGTATACTTCAAAGTCATAATACTTATCAAACGTTGGCAGATCGTCTTCGTTTAAAATCCTATCAATGTTTTGATGTAATCTCGTAATGAATTTAACGTCTATGCCATATATCTTAATTGACTCGATAACTAAATCGTCAATTAAGTTTTGCTCATATACGTTATCGTGATTTCTAAAATATGCGTTCGTTGCCATAACTTATCCAATAAAATTGTAAGTGAGAGGTTGAAGCGATCTTATTGCGTCTTCTTCAATTCTCTCCCTGTCAGCTCTCGCCTCTGCTAATATCTGTTCTCCGTTAAACTGTACTCCACCAACCAAAGTCATTTGGTTAAATTTAGTAAGGTTCATACCCCATTGTTCTCTAACTAAACAAGCAGCGTAATTTTGCAGCCATCTGTCTGTCCATAATTCTGCATATGCGTCTTCGTCAATAATGTCGTACGCTTCAATAATAATATAGTTACCTACGACCCAACTTTTTGTATCAGTGTCAATATGTAATTTGTTAACATACTTATTATAACGGATCAATGGTTTACCAACAAGCAGCTCTTGCATAAATTCAATATGTTGCATTGTCATATAATAATTCTGCATTGAGTAACTAGTCATATCTTGTATGTTATTTAAAACGAATTGATAGTTAACGTTAAACATACCAGTACCAGTTGAAATTGATGTATCAAAAGAGAATATCTTTGATATACCAAGGATCTTTGGTGGTAAAGGAATATAACCGTTTTCTTTATCAGCTTCAGTAATTTGATGCTTAAGATAAACTAATTGGCTACCGTTATAATGATAATCTCTCCAAAATGAAACAGCCTCATCTACACGGTCATCAACTTGTTCGTCAGCAACGTTAATTTGGATTACCGGAGCACCGATCTTTCTTAAAATAAAATCTTTAAAATCTTCTCTAGATTGAGGTTGTGCCATGTCTTATCCTAACTCTTCTCTAATGATTACTTTGATATATCCTGAGTTAGGAAATGTTTCAATTTGACCATTAGTATATGTTACTTGAAACTCAGCGTTATGAATTCCAGTGTTTGATGTATCACCAGTTTGCCATGGATATGACACTATGCCCTTTGTGGCATTAATGATAGATGCAGTACCTAAGCTAATTAAGCTTGAGCCTTCTTCTGTCGACATATTAAAATTAATTTGCGAAGCAAGTACCAATGATTTTGCTCGACCAGTTGAGTCTGTTAAGACGGCTTCAATGGACGGAGCAGTGTCGTTTTGCTTTATGTAAAAATTCGCCGCCATGTGTTTATCTCCAAGGTTTACTTTTATTTATTAAAATAATTAGTTTCTAACTTCAGCGTTAGTCAAACCAGTGTCTTTTAATCTTATATCGTTAGGTTCTGATACTCTACGTATAACTATGTCGTTTTCCATGGTACGGGTTAGTTCTATAGAGTTTGGACCAGATCGTGCTCTGTTTGTAAGTGTATAGTTGATTACTTTTGAATTAAGTGCAAATCCAAAGGCTCCAGTAGTTTGACCCAATGTAAATTGAGCCATAGTACCAGATATTGTAATCGGAAATGTTATATCTGCTGAACCAGCAATTATTGAAAAACCACTCGAGGACGAGGTAAAGTTGATTTCATTATTACCAGAATATAAGTAACTCTGAATACCAAACTCAATTCGAGCAGGCTCAGTTAGAGTAAATGGTATCGTTCCACTAAATTCACCATATACTGTCGGTGTTACAATACCAGCCTGAACATCAAATGTTAATGTTTGGTTTAATTCAGCAAGTACTGGTATAAAAACATCAGAACTAAATGTATAGTCAAATGTACTAGAAGCCCCTCCAGCAATAGTTGAATAACCACCGCCAAAGAAGCCGAAATCTAGTGTTGATGTAAATACGCCATTTGCGGACATTTATTCAGTCCTTATGCGCCACCAGCTGTAATAGAAAATGTTGTGATAGTAATTTGCTGACCAATAGCAATGTTAGTGTTATCTAACTGCATATCTCCACCAGCGCCTGAGGCTGTGATAGTTCCTTGCATATGACATACTGTTCCATCACTTTGGTGAATTCTAAAATAACCAGCTGTACCTGACGCATCAGCAGACAAGTCTTGCCAATTACCAGATAACTGAATTACACCACCTGAAGGAACTGCTAACCATTCGGTAGGCAATACCATAGTGGCAACAATATTACCAGTATTTGCTGAAGCACATTCCGTAGGTGCCACACCAGTTGCGATAGTTAAAATAGGGTTTGCACCGACTGTTGTCTCTAATGACTGAAGTGTACCATTACGAGCTCCCGGCGATAACTGAAAAGCCATCTTTCTCTCCTTTGTTTCAATATTATTTATCTATATTTATAAAAAAAGAGTTGACATATAAATCCAGTGTGGTATAATAGATTTATCTACTAAAAACAATAATAATGTTATCTTCGTTCAATATCATCTTCCGATAGAGTACTTCCCATCCATACTTCAATTACTTTGACTGGACGGTCTCCAACGTTCGTTGCATGGTGCCAACATTTAACTGGAATATCAATACTGTCGCCGGTCTTATACACTTTAGATGTAGAGTAACCATTGCTAAACTGTAAATCCATTTTTAATTCACCATCAACGATATGCCAATGTTCGGAACGAACAAAGTGGCGTTGGTCTGATAATGATTTACCAACATCAACTGATAACTCTTTTACTTTCCAATGACCATTTTGATCTAACTCTCTGTATTTACCCCATAGTCTTTGTGTTGTTGGCTTATCCCATTCCTTTAAGATCCATGAAGAACTATTCTTTTTATCTTCACCACCGACGCCAAACACAAATGATATATTACATTCATCGCGCAATTCTTTAGCAAACTCAACCTCTGGTGTTGTTCCTTTTTTACGATCACCACCATTAGCGAATAGAATTTCTGAGCCTCTAGGAGCTTGTTTTGCTACATATCGAATAGCATCACAGGCTGTATCATCTGAGTCATCAAACGTAAATACATGTCCAACACAGCCAATCTCTTTAATAATAGCCATGCGTTCTTCAACAGACATAAATGGTTTACCCTTTTTCCGAGTTAGCCATTCATCACTATTAACGCCAACAAATAGAATAGAACCCATTTCTTTGGCTGCTTTAAAATATTCAATATGTCCCGAGTGAATTGGGTCAAATCCTCCGGTTACGATCACAGGTTTCATCTTCTCTCCTTCATCATATAATCCCAAGCAAAGTTGGTCTCTTTATTTGTTCGCATATCGCTTTTAACAAACCCAGGATGTACCCACCAATCTTCATACGCGTTTGTTTCATCGACTGCAACATTTGGTACTAACAATATATATCCAATTTCTTGTAGTATTTTTCTGGTCTTATCTTTAAGATCTGATCCCCACCAGCATTCGTTATGTTGAATTTGAATTACTGAAAACTCATATTCGTTAAACGGCATATTTTCTAATGTTACTAAAGAAGCGTTATCTGAGTTAATACGTAAAAAATCTATTTGATTTTCAATACAGTTTTGTTTAAATAAATCTTTAAAGTTAATTTGACCGGCGTCAGCAAGTACTGCAGTTGTATTACGTTTCCTACTAAATATAGCGCACATTCTTTCAGAAATATCAACCGATAAACCTTTCCAACCAAAGTCTTTCTCTAATAGATATGTATTATTAAATAGTGTTGGGTGACCTGATCCTATTTCAACAAAGGTACCATTTCGTTTACCATTTAAAGTTGATAGAACAAACATATCTTGGAAGTGACGAGAATAGTTCTTTGTTACTTTATCTAAACCATTAAACTTATGTCTGTATTTGTTTTCTTCAGCTTCAGTATATGGCAGCGTACTAGGATACCCTACTTGACCAATCCACCAATCAACACTTTCGCGCATTTCTTTATTCATGTCTAATTTGCGCTTATGTTTTAAATCAAAGAATAGATTTTTAGAGTCATCGCGTCCATCTGATTTCCATTTAGAAACAGCATAACAATAATCCAAACCAACACGTCCCGGATAGTTTAATTCAGAGTTTGGTTGAACGTCTTCGCAATCTAAACCCATCTTGGCATACATTGCGCCATCTCTATAATTACTTTGGTCTACTGAATATTTAGCAGCCCAATAATAAGCCTCTTGTCTTGTAGGTAAAACCGATATGGCAGCTTTAATTAAACCGTTAACCGTTTGATTTCTGGCTTCTGATCTGGCAAACACTGCTGAACCAAGTACCATACATCTATATTGAAGTTCTTTTTCTTCGTATGTTTCGCCTTCGCAAAAATCAGCGGCACGTAAATACCAGCCAAAGGCTGCAGCGCCTTGTTTTAATTTATCGTATTCTTTTGCCAACTCAAACATTTTAAAAGGATTATCGTAATCCATTATAACGTCATGTAGTACTTGTTTATTTTTAAATTTCATATTTCACCCATAGCCAAAAAGTTAGCGAACACTGCTTTTGGCAGCTTTAATATATAAGAAGCGTTATCCTGCCATCCATAGGATATTAGAATATCGTCACCCACAATTGTAACGCCAGTAACAAACTCAATATTATAGTCTTGACCTTTTACGTGGTCGTAATACGTTCCCATAAAATGGAATTCTCTGGACTTATGAACGATATTCCAATCGTTATCCCAAATGATTACTCGGTGAGCATAGTTGCCATCTTTTCTACCAAAAGGATCTCTTAATAGATTTGTCTCGTGGATAAATGCCATACGCTGATTATCATTAATACGAATAACTTGTGAACCACCTCTGAAGTCCTTGTTGGCTTCCATATACTTTTCTTTATCGTATACAGCATCTTCAGTTGTTTGTGTTTCAATATCGTATTTGATAACTTGTGTAGGGTTAGTCCATTTAACAAAGTGGTATGGCATATCAAGGATAGGCATCCAATTCTTTTCGCAATATGATTTATCGCCATTTGGAGAAGGAATAGGATTACGAGAAACCTCTGTCCATTCACCATCAATAAATTCAATCTCTGCCATTTCCATACGTCCACGGCCTTTATCATCATAACAATCTCTGCGTACGCCACAAAGAAACATTCTATCTTCCCAACTAAATAGTCGGCAATCTTCAAGACCAATAAAGTTCCATGTTGGCTTACCAGTATCTAACGCCATATTAACACGCTGTGCGTTAACCATATTTAAATTACTATCAAGTTCGCACATAACGTTATGAGTTGTAAGTGTTACATCGTTTTCTGGATGTATGTACACCAAAGGACCCCACTGATGAGGAAACTTTTTACCTTCGCTGTGATATAGATAATAGTTAACGTGTCTTACGTTAATAAAGAGTTTATCTTTGTGCTGAAAAATCGAGGGATTCATAATCCCAGTTTCGTTACCCAATACTTCAGTTGGAATAACAATAGGATGGATTGAACCACCTCGTTTTAAAGCATATGTGGCCAAGCCACCCATGTGCAAATCGTGCATAATAACTCCATAATGTAAAGTTTAGTAAATTACCAGTTAGGGGTAATCATAGTCATTGTATTTTGTTGAACCTTTGAGCCAAGAATAGTATTTATAGTTGCAATCTTATCAGCACCTAATGCTTCTTCTACCCACTCTATAACATTGGCTTTAGTAACGTCATCTAACGCGACATAATCTGCAGCCGATGTTGTAGAAAGGTCAAGCTTTGTTGTTGAAACGTAACTCGCCTTTTTGTTTGCGTCATTGGTCGCTATTTTTTTCCATTTAACAGAAATAATGGCATCGGCAAGAACTTCGCCAGCGTCATTAGTTTGGTCTAATGTTCCAAGCTTTAGTATTTCCCAAGTATAAGTCATGCTCACCTCTTATTCTACAGGCGCTGCAGGAGCTTCACCCCAAGGTAAGGAACTACCTGATTTTTCCGTTTGGACGTTTCTATCAATGTCTGCTTGGATTTGCTCGTCGATGTGTGCCTTATATTGTGCGTCACCATCAATTACTGCAGCGATCCATGCTGTTACATGTGCTTCTTCTAATTCTTCAAATGCCGTGAAAGAACCAGCTGGTACATTGGCAGCTGAGAATGGAGTTGCGCCAGAGAATTTGCCAACT